AAACGATCAAAATTTTTTCCGTGAACGTTTTACAGTACCACGCCGGAAGTACCTTTCACCTTATTATCATTCAACTTTTCTTCCGCCGAAGAACCACAAATGAGGGGTCAAAGGGGGGAGCGAAACAGAAGCAAAGCCAAATCCAGTAACACGAATTGATCAGTAAGGAAGGGGGCAGCAGACCAGAACAACTGCCGCTGAATGCACCTTGTCCGGCTGCTGATGCGCTGCTCCGCAATCCAGTGGCCTTTTTGTTTGCCACCTCACCTCATCGCCAAGCCCGTCGCCGTTCGCGGCCCGTGAATCGCTGCGAACATCGCAGGCGCACTGTCTCTCACTCTCCGCCAACTCACACCTTTCCGCGCACCATTAGGACGCGGCCAGAGGATCAGCGCAGGATCATCCGCTGTCCCTGTGATCCAGCAATGCTCGTGATACACAAGGATTTTGATGCCCGCCTTACGCGCTGCTTGCATCCACGATGGATTGGCATCGCACCGGGCATAGTGCGTGAAACGCAGCGGCTCGCTATCGTAATCGCCCTTGGTGAACGCAGCGGCCATCTGCATAGTCGGCAGGAGATACTGGGCAATAGTGGCCGGATTAAGCCGCCCCTTGGCCCAGCCGGTGTATTGCTTGCGCTGGGAGACAATCTCAGTCAAGGTGACCTCCGCGCCCGGCTCACTGACCACAGCGCGGCGTGTGAACATGGTGATCATCACCAGCTTTGCCGCCTCTGTATCGCCGGGATATACCTCAGCGAGTACGGTCAGGGCAACAGCAAGGCTCTGCTGCGTCATGCCATGCTCAAGCAACTCATAACGGCTACATGGCTTGTTTTTTACGGGATCATCAGTGGGCAGATCAGCCCGGCAGGACAACGGCCCAAGGCCGCGCAGGATGGCCTCATCAGGCAGGCCAAGAGGGATTACCGGGCCTGCGGCAAGGGCAAGCCCGATGTGAACGAATAGCAGCCAAGCCGCCATGCACAGCAGTCGGCGCATGGCGGAAGGTTACTTGGGAGGAGAGAGCCTAAGCAGCTTATCAGGCGGTGGGGAAGCGTCAATGCTCTCATAGCCTACCACGCTATCATCAGCCCGATCAGCAGCAGCGGGCGATGCCCCGGCCTTTCGATTATCCACGTCTTCACCTTCAGCCCGCTGTCCATCAGCGGCAGCGGGCAAAGAAGGGGAAATGCACTGCTCCGCCTTGTCACCGCCGCCAAAGACGACAACGCGCAAGTTGCCAAAAGGAGCGGTAAATCCTTTAGGTGGAGCAGGTGTTCCGGCAAAAGCAACGGCCCCTGCTGAAGACTTATCGGCTTCCAGCGCGGCAAGCAATACCGGCTGGTTAGCCTTGAGGGCATCATAATACTTATCCGCAACCAGTGGCCTCTCACTATCCATTTCTGGCGGCCATGATTGCGGGGCTTTATCCGCCATACAGCCAGTTACCAGCAATCCTGACAATCCGGCAATCATTATCCGTTTCATATAATCCTCCTTCAGAAAGGTTTTCTCCCGGCCATGTTACCCGCCGGGAAGTAGTTGCACACCCATATCTGCGCCTTGTTACCACAGACCGCCATGCCGCAGCCGACCTCCGTGGTGTCCTTCCAAACCACTTGCGTGTAGTGGCCGCAGCCATCCGGTGCGGAACACTCCCCTGTGGCCGCATAATACCCTTCTTTCTCTGCACCCCACATTTGGACGGGCCGCATCGCCGAGATGGGTTGCATTGCCCGACGACCACTTGAATAGCTTACCGCCCCAGCGATGTACACATTCTCGCCGTATTTTGTTTCACTGTGATATATGCTGCACTTGTCATCCGCCGCCAAGTGATCCGCCCAGTCTTGAGCAACCTTAGCCAGCTTTTCCGACCATGCAAGGCCCGGAACACCAACTTCAGTACGCAAGCGGTTGTGCGCGGCCAGCATCGCGTCTGCGTCAACCTTGATACCAGCCACAGCCACGGCCTGCGGTTTGACTTCCGGCGCAGGGGCGGCTGGTTTCTGGGGTTCAAGGGCTTCCGGGGGCGGCGGCGGGGGCGGCTGAATCCTACGGATAACTGGCTCAGGCTTGACAGATGACCGTCTGCTCTTAGCCTCTTGCGCCATCTTGAGCAGGTCTTGCGTGGTGTTCTTCGCTGCGGAAACATCACGACTTATCCCGCTTGTTTGCCAAGCAAGGGATTGCACCTGCTCGCCAATACCAAGCGCGGTGCGGAGCTGCTCATTGTGTTCCGCTTCCCGTGCCGCCGACCGGAGCGCGGCAGCACGAAGAAGGTCAATCTCTGTCTGCTGTGAGATGCCAAACATAACCGCGCCACTCAATACAGCTGCGCCTAATGTGGCGGCGGAAAGATGCACTACAATTTTGTTCATTTTTTTTTGCAATTAAATGTTATCCGGTATCCAGTCCGCAGGTATCTGTGCTTGCAGCAGCGGATGATTGTACAGCCCAGCAATTGCCGATCCCGGCAGCGCGGCCATGCTTTCGACAGGCTCGAAGAACTTGAAAACCCGCGTGTCGCGCGGCGGCTTCTGGGTTTTTTCCCATTCGTCGCCTTCGGCTTTGGAAAGGTAAGCGTGGAATGTTACAGTCCATCTTGCAATTATGGCGTAATTGTACGCAAAAACGCAATCTGAAGGATACTGCCCATTTACCATCTGAATAATATTGCCGTCCGCGTCCAGCTTATTGCCTTCGGCATCAGTGACAATCTCTTGCACTGACTCTCTGTTGCATTGCTGCGTTCCGATGCGCCAGTAGAGCGACGTCGGGAAATCGTTTACGTTCCCATTTTGTTGCAGAAATCCCATTTTTTTTTACCAAGTCGAAGTTGAAATTGGAATCCAGCCAATGGTTGCGCCGTAGTAATGCCAATCTATTGCGGTATATGCTGACAGCGTGTAGTTTGCTTCAAGACCTGCCATCTTCTGACTGTTCCGTCCCAGCGTGACCGCAAACGCTGATACGTTGACAGTACGCTGCTTAATAGCATTAGGTGGAGACAAGTGCATTGTTATCACAACGCCCGTACCAGATGGATTAATGACCGTGCAAGATTTTGATGATTGAGTTAATGTTGTGTCAACGGTAAATGTGTCATAACCTACAACACTGCCGCCAGAGGTGGTAAGCAAGCCGTTATCCAGCACGGAAAACTTAACTACCCCGCTGCTGTCGGAGGTCTGTAGGGTTATCCCGGATGTTGTCCCTGCTCCGCCAACATCCAAGGTTGATGCTGGCCTATTGGTGGATGGTAAGTTGATGCCCAACCTGTTATTAACATCTATCTTGAGAGTGGCGCTGTTGTAAGCGGTAGTAGGCGTAGATCCAATATATATGTAGATCGGGGCTGGCGGCGTGGGGCTTGTATTAAGTGTGCCGTATGTCCCGATCTCGCCATATTTAGAAGATAATCCAGATGTTGTATTGCGCGCAAAAAGGTTGAACATAGATAGTGCAACGCCACCAGATGGCCGCTCCACGCTCTGCCTTATACTTGGTGTGCCTCCAACTATATCAAGTGCATGGTTGGCAGTCGGATTGCCTGTGCCGATACCCAATGCATTAGTGATGGCATTATAGACAAGACTGGAGCTTGCTCCCATCGCACCATTATTATTTAACTGCACCTGCCCGTTTGAGCCAGCGACAGCGGAGTTAGCAACGCTCTGCGCCTGCTCCTTAGTCATCTTACCGTCAACCGAGGTAGAGGCCGCAGGTAGCGAGGCAACCACGTCCGCGCCGGACAGTTCTTCAGCTGGGCCTGCGCCTGCTGTTTTTCGCCCTACGATGCAAGGGCCATCAAGCAGCAGCTTGTCTTCCGTGTTTTTAGCGTTATTCATCCGCATTTTTTCCTCCATAATTACCCTGCCGCAAAGAGGGCAGGGGAATCCCGGTAATTACTTAGATGCCCGGACAACAACCACGTTCAGCCGCCCCGCGCCGACAGTCGGGGTGCCAGTCTTGATCATCTTGAGATAGCCCGCAGTTGCCACCTCATAGTCGTCAAAGTTGGTCTCCGCCTCGGCTGTCTGCGCACATCCTGCCGCGCTGAACGTGCAGAGAGTTGCGATATCTGTACCGCTGCCGTCACCGGCAGAGTTGAGATGCAGCTCCCATGTTGCGTCGTCATCGTAAGCTGTTGACGGCCTGAAAGATTTGGCTTTGATAGTCGCGCCAATAGGGATCAGATTATCTCCCTCAGTCACGTCAATCAGAGCGGTTGCGAGCGTGATCTGCTCGGTTGCAGTCGGCACCTGCACGTTGTTCAAAATCATATTATCCTCAATATGTTACATAGATTACCCCTGCGCCTGTCGCTGGGGCGGTTTGAAATTCCGGGTACAGATATATTTCCCCGGAAAATTTGTCGTAAATTTCGGTTTTGTACCCCTCGTCATCGTACGGAGCGGCGGACGTGTACACATGCTTTTTCTTCGCATCCTGCCCAATTTTAAGCAGCGTAGGCTCATCAAAATACTCAAAAAATCTGACAACAGCAGCTCGAATCAATGACGCATCAGGCACACTCCCAATCAGCAGCGGCAGCCCGCCTGCCAAATCCGCCGCGCTGAACTCCAGCTCAAGATACCCGCCGGTCGCCGCCGAACTCCCCGCCATCACCCCGCATACATTGACCGCCACCATCACCGGCCCAACGCATACCGCCTGCGGCCCGCACATTCCTCGCACAGGGCCGGTGTCCGGGTTGACCGTCCACAGGCCCTGAACATCCCAATCCCAGCCTGTCGCTGTGCCAACATACAGCCCATAGCGGTACACCATCGGCACCTTATCAGCCGGATCAGCCAGCGGCGGATCAATCGCGCTTAGATCAGGCGCAACCCGCAACGCCTTCACCACGCTCCCACTGGGCAGCGTGGTGCCGTCGCCGAAGCGCATGGCCTTGGTCAGCGTGATGTCCACGACGGTGATCCCATCGCCGCTGATGTACAGCTCGACACCGTCCCGCGTGCGTATGATCAGCTCTGCCGTGGTCGTGCCGTCCAGCACATAGCCGGACGGCACGAAGTGAAACACGGGGGCAAGGCCAGCGGAATAAGACAGGTCGAGGCTCATTATGCCGCCGTCAGCAAGCCTGTGCCTTGTCTAAGGCATCTAACAACAGTTGGTTAGTCGCAGTCTGCGCCGCAGCCACGTGCAATAACGCATCGACAATCGCCTTGTGCTTGTGTTTGTCCGCCATCATCATCTCAATGGCGACAGGCGGCCAAGTCACGCCGTGCATGATATAGACCACCCCTTTGCCGCCGCAGTCAGGGCAATCAGTCCCACAGCCCAGCTCGTTTTCGCAGCCTTGCTCGCGGAAGCCTTCTTCCGCTGCAAAATCTCTTATTTCTTCAGCAGTTGGCATGGTTATATTTTTGGTATAATTTTTCTTGGCATCCAAAAAGACCGGCTTCACGTGCTGGGCTGGAGGTGGCCCAGCACGTGAACAGAGGAGGAGGCTGCTTGCCGGTCAAGCATATTATACCGCCAATATTTGGGGGTGCGCATTTTTTTTTATGGCCGTGCATTATTTTGTTGCGCGTTACGTAATAATTACGTAATATATACGTAACAGATGAGCGGCGTGAGGCCGCAAAAAAAAAGCCGGAGAAAAAAAATGAAAAAAGTAAGCCAAATCGCAAGCCTCAATTATCAGGCAGCAAAAAAAGCAGCAACAGGGGCGTGGAATTGGAAGGCGGAATGGAGAAAAGCAATGAAAGCAGCATGTGTGCAGGTAATCAACAAGGTTAAGGAGGCAGTTGTTATGATGGCAGTGGTGGCAAAAAAAGCAACAACACTGATCGAGGTAGCTCAGGAGATGGCCAGCAATCTTGGCGGCAACGTCTGGGCAAAAGAGGGCATAACCAGAGTGTACGTCGCAAAAAATTATATCACCATCAAGGATGACGGCATTGACGTGACAAACCTTGGTCGCAACCAGTACGAGGAGATGATGGCAGAGTCTAGGCGTGCGGCAGCAGCGTACAATCTCCCCTTGTACCAAGTGTATAAGGGCCGTAAGATGGCGGTCAAGTAACGATAACTATAACCACCTTCCCGGCCCACAGCGGGCCGGGGAAACATGAACTGAATGGAGCAAAAAAAATGAGCGAATCAAAAACCACCCCCTCGGTAAACGTTGCAAACCTGATTGCTGATGCAGCTAATGCGATAGTGGTCGCGAAAAAAGCGTACTGCGAAATATCAGGAATCCAACGGAAAAGGCAGGGCGAGGCGGTTACTGTTGTGGTTAGCGTAAGGATTGATGGCCACCGGATGTATGGTTTTGAGGGCGTGGAACACGATAAAAAAAGGCACCCTGAGACTGGCATTGTCTATGGGGATCAGGAGGTTGATTGGAGGTACAAGCTTAACTTGATTGCATACGAGTGTGAGGGCGGAGGCTTGGCTGTCGTAGCGGGACTCCCTTGCATCAAGCCATGCAGATTATGGACAAGATGCGCTAAGGTTGGCCACGCGAGGAGCGTCGGAGACTTGCCTTGCGCCAACACTCCGTACCACAAGTGCAACACGAGCTATTGATCATGATTAACTTCCTGGCCCAATCACGGGCCGGGGCAACCTGAAATGAACGGCGAGCAAGATGGATAACAAAAAAAAACTGGAAGAAAAGCTAGATGCACTCAAGAGCGAGGGGAGACGGGTACAAGACCGCATTATAAGTCACCAGTACGAGATAGCCATGCTTGGGTTATCTCGTACTAATAAGAGTAGGGAGCAAATAGCTACCAATACGTTTTCGCTCAAAAAAAATAAGCAGCGAGCAGCTGCCATACAAGAGGAGGTAAGCATCACCAAAAAGATGCTACACACATCAATAGCAACACAAAGAAAAACGATAGAACAGGCTAAGTACAAGACTTTCTTCGCTGTTTCGCGGGAAATATTGCCAAGAGCAATGTACGAGATGGTCTTAGAGGAGACATCTCGTAGGATAGATGGCGGTGAGTAGCCAACCACACTTCCCGGCCCAATCACGGGCCGGGAAACATGAACTGAACAGAGGGAAAAATGAGTTGGAAAACTGGACAATCACGATATGAGTTTTGGCTGCCGGATACCCTCCGGCGGCTGGTAGAGCAAGCAGCCAAAGCTGATAAGCGCAATGTGCCTGATTATATCAGGATGGCAATTGAGGAGGCCTGCCTCAAAGCTGAGGCGGCAAATAATGCACCACCAGTTGCTGCGACAGCGTCTTACCATCGTGACTAAGTAGCGGCTCGCCAAGCACCCCGACAGCCTCGCTGCTGTCGGGTAATCTCACCTTGAACGTCCCCCCCTCCTGATAATACCTATTGCCCGTCGTGACGATCCCGGCAGTGTGCCAGTCGTGCGCTGATGCCTCGCTGCCGGGGTTGTGCAAAGAAGCCTCAGCAACCTGCTGCGCCCGCGCGGGCGAACCAATCGCCACCGGGTTAATGATATCCGGCGCAGGAATGCACTCCGCGCTGCTGCCGCCAGCCACGAGGGCACGGCAAGGATACAGCCGATAGATCACCTCAATGTTGTTCACGCGCCCTCCTCCTTGCTGTGCAGGTCAAACAGCACTTTGTATTGTTCGCCTTCCGCCAGTCCCTTTGTTGGCACGGAGAAGCGAAATTGCAACGCGGAATACTCATACGTGACCGTCAGCACGAACTGCGGATCATCATGCTTGACTGTCACCGTGCGCCCGTTGATGCTATGCGGCGGCGGCGCAGCCTCGTTCCAGTATTCATTGATGATTTTGTCCGGGTAAAATGTCAGCAGCCCGGTTGTCTGCTTATTCTGGAAATCCAGCGTGTCAGTCCGCGTCCGCTTCACAGTGCCGATCAACCGGTACTCGCCGACCTCATATTCAATTTTGTCAAACACCTCGCCTTCAGGCGGCTGGGCGAGAAAGAAGAAGGGCTTGTTTTCCGGGATCGTCCAGCCAGTGGTTCCGTTTTCCGCTTCGTCGGGTTCCATCGCCCATGCCGCCGAAGCAGCTGCCTCTGTCGCATTTTGCGGGTCAACCAACAGTGGCGCACTCTCTATTATTTCCATCGTTACACCTCGGCGCGGAGCCAGAAAGACATCTTGTGTTGTTGATCATCACGGTACAAAAACTTATACCTGCGCGTCTTGTATCGTACCACAGCGACGGACTTGCCAGCCGTTGCCGCCGTCAAAGTGCCGTCTTCACTGGGTGTGACCGCGCCCAGTGAAATATTACCCGCCCAGTCCACCGAAAGCAAGGCGTAGATGGGCCGCTGCGTCCGGCCAATGCCGTTGTCAAAGCTGATCGTCTCTTCAAGTTCTATTTCTTCAGCCACGCCCTCAGCCCGCAGCTCATAGCCGTCATGCGGCAGGTGGCAGCCACGCAGCCAGACCTTGCGCCACGGCACCGGCCAGCCATAGACCGTGGTCATGCCGCTGCTGTCTGCTTCACCAAGTTCTGGCGCGGCCAGCTCCGCCGCGCCTGCATCCGCATCCTGATAGTTTGCCACCCTGATCATGGTGCATCTGATCTGCCCGCCGTCGTCTGCAGTTGTAGATTGCACCATGTATTCGCCGGGGTCAAGGTCATGGTCAAGCGGCTGCGTGGGCAGCGCGGCAGGAAGGCAGGGCAGCACCGGCGCGATGATCAGCGTGTCGCCGTCATCACCCGTGCGGATGCGCTCTCTGATAAACAGCAAAGGCCAGATTTCAAAAGGAAATTTGTTCTCGACGGCAAGCTGCTGGCCGATAGGGAAATCGTCAATGCGCAGGTCATAGCTCAAGCCGCTGCCAGCAAACAGCTCATCCATGATCTCGCTGGCCATTGTGCCGCTTGGCCAGCTCTTGGTGAACCGCTGCGAGCCGCTATCGCCCTTGAGGTAGCCAAGCCCAGCGGTAGGGCTGACCAGCCGCAGCGTCGCCGTGATAACTTCAACCGCCTTCCCGTCCTCGTTTTTTTGTAGCGTTCTGCCCTCCTCCTGCACACCGTCGTACATCAAGCCGATGATGCGCGGTTGGCCTTGCACAGGGCCGGTCGGCAGTATCAGCGTGGACTGAAGAACGAGCGATGCGGAAGCATAGAGCGGCAGCGAGCGGATGAGCTGCACATTGCGCGGCGGAAAGGTATCAGGGTGAACATTGACTTGCACGTCAAACTGGCGGTAATACAGCCCGCCCTGTTCAGCAAATGAAATAAAATCTACAATGGAATTGTCAATGACCAGCCCGACAGATTGCTCAAATATGCTTGTGTCCACCTCGCCCAGCACCGCAAGCCGCTGGTAGGTCTCAAAGACCATGCGTTCGCGGGCCTCAACAGAGAGCGTGGTGAACTGCTCAAACGCCGCCAAGGTGCCGTTGACAGACAGCGCGGCGAACTGCTCAAAGCCCATTGTTGCGATGACCGACAACTGCGCCGCCTTCTCCAGCCGCGCCGCCGCATCAACATAGATTTCATATGATTTCTCTGCTGGCGTGGCCTTGCGTACTTGGATGCCTTTCCACGCTTCGCGGGGCGCGGCGGGGGCAACTTGCACGTAGCGGAAAGACTCTGCTACTGATGCAATGCGTAATGACGCAAACGACTCAAAATATAAAGAATCTCCAGATATTACAAGATTACTATACTTGATATAACCATTGCGTAAGTATGTCCCTCCGCCTAAATCTAATTGATAGCTACTGCTAATTGCTGATATTAACGTAGATGGTATTTGCAGGTCAGTTACTACATAACTGCTTCCAAATTTTACACTTATCTTGTTATCTGATGTTATATATAATACAATATCAGTTGTTGCGTCTGAAGTGACAGGGCTGTATGCCGCAAGCTGGGTATAACTGCCGTTAATTACACTATATACAGCAGATGAGCCAACACCGAGAGTTATTAGCAAGCCTGTATTGCACTCTGCGTAATATATACCCCTGCTAACAAGAGGTTTTGCTAATGCAATAGCTGCTCCAATAGCACCATTATAATCAACTGATGACTGAGGATATATAGATACGCTTATCTGCCTTGCTTCCGCAAAATTATAATTTTTTACTGTCGAGATGAATGCCCCGCAATGCGAGTCTCCGGTGCTTAGATTAGCATAAGCAGCATCGTCTTGAGTAATAGATGCAACTGGAGCAGTATATACAATCCACTTGCTTGCATCTATTGTTGTTCCTTGCCAGTATGCCATTTAATACCCGCAACTAAATGATTTTCTATAAAATTCGCCGCCTGGGAAGATTGGATCAGGCTCCCAAAGCTCCTCGTGCTGTATCACTTCGCCGCTCACGATAAAATCAAAAATTACACCCCTTGAGCGGCTTTCTTGGTTCTGGTCATTTTTGGGGTAATTATATGCAATAATTTCAAAATTTCCTTGTTTGCCAGAAACATCATACGTCCACGGTCCTGGGGTATCAATTATCCCCAAGTCTGGACGGTTAACACTTATAAATTCTTTAACTAATTCTCCGTTGTAGTATATATCAACATAGTTCTCAATCCCTGAAAACGCAAAATATGAATTATCTGGACAACCACAACTGCCCTGCGGCGGGACAAACTCATCCGTTCTTTCCCCGCACGCCCCAGACCTTGGCCCGACATAGACAATTTTTGTTTCGCCGGGATATTCCGCTTTTAGTTTTTGCTCAACCAGCGGCCACGTTGTGCCATAATACGTGCTTTTCTTTGTCATGCACTCAGGGATACAGCCCGGAAGAACTGCATCATAGCAGCATTTTGACTTATATTCAGCGGCAACAATTACATCTTCGCCGCCGCCTGTGAACCGCTCTACATCATAGCTTGCAACCTCATAGATGTAATCAGGCAGCTCTTTAATGCTATTAAATCCGACATTATAAGTCGGCGTGATATCTTCACCAGCCGGACACTCCACGCCCCTGTATTCCACGCCCCGACCTACATAATCACTGGTGCATGACTTGTACAGCGTCCAATTGATGGTGATATAGCAATAGACCGGATTGCCATTGACGACCACGCCGCCGCTACCGTCGCCGGGAACTTGATCATCTGGCACCGCATCGGCACTGCCGCCGCATACAGAGCAGTCTTCCGAATCTGGATCGCCATCTTTTTCGTCTTCGAGATTCACCTCGGCGGGCTGGGCCAGCAGCTCGCTGACACCAAACACCTTGGCCTTGTAGCTCCGCTTGCCGTCGCCGATGTACACGCCCGGTACGCTAAGTTCCCACGTGTCAAATTTGATCGGCAGCCACAGTTCGAGCCGTCCACTGACCGTCGCACCGAGCAACACCTTACCGTTGCTCCAGCCGATTTCCGGCCCAGCAACGATGCGCTTACCGACCACCACGTTGCCGATCCAGCGCGGCGGCTGCTTGCGCCAGAGGGCAGTACGGGCTTCTTCGTCCGCGTGGTAGCGGACGGGAGCGGAATTAGAATTGGTGACATCAATGACCAGATTGATGACCTTGCTACTGCGCACTGGCCCGGAAAGCACAATGGCAGAGCCAAGCGGCACAACGCGGTATAATTCCGACGGCGGGTCTTCATTCCACGACCAGTGCGCATAGACGTTCTTTTTGATCGGCAACCCGGTGCGCCGCGCTGGGCTGCATTTTTCCGCAAGCTGCAGCTGCTCGGCGGATGACTGACAACTTGCCTGACCGCTGAGTTTCTGCTTGATTTTGCTATCAATATTTTCAGTTGGAACTGAATCTTGCTTACAGTGATCCGTGATGCCGATCAAGCTGTCCAGCATACCAGCCAGTTGCGCCTTGCTCACGCCCTCATCTCGCTCTGGCGGATCAGTGGTCAGACGCAGCCAGCGTTCGGTGCTGGACGGTTCTGCCCCCGGAGCGGCGGTGACGGTTATGCTCTGGCTACTTACTGTCATAAGTTATTTTTTCAACCTCGCCATTGCATTTGTTGACTTCTGCCGTTCGTGGCGGATTAACGCTGACTGTCCAATGATCTTCAGTTTCTGTGCCTTCATCTCCTCCTTCGCCCGTGCCATCATCTGCCTTGGCATCAGGGCATTCGTTCATGGCATCAACGACACATTGCGGCAGCTTGATCTCACAATATTCTGACTTCTGAAACTCACGCGCTAAACCCTTTGGCCACCACGCTACCGCCCACAAGGATGCAGCCCATTCCGTGCCGAGCTGATGCTCAATGTTGACCTTCCACAGATCATATTCAACAAGTCCACGCGCCCGGAAGGTGCCAAAAGCTGGCGCATCAATGTACACAAAACCATCATCATGCGTGATACCCGGCTTGATGACAAGCAGATTACTTTCCTCGTCAAATACGTCGCCTTCCCACATCCCCATGAACGTGTTGAAGGCAGCCCGCCAGCCGAGCTGCTGGGTCTGATTGTAGTCAACGTCATAGCTCTCAGATGTCTGCTTGTACGACAACAGCGGCCCCTGCGCATCAAGTAGCACACCGTCCTTGGTGATTTCAAGTTCATATTCCACGCCCTCGGCATGATGTACCTCAACCTCGGCGGTGTAGCTGGCCGTCCATACCCCGCTGGCCTGCGACCGCCGCACCGGACAAGACTTAATCGCGGCGAAGGCAGAGCGGCCAGAGCGCAACTGATTGAGCATCGCGCTGGCATCTCGCAGCGTTGCAATCTTATGCTCTTCCGGGATTTCCGGCTGCCGGACAAAGAGCCAGTTATGTTCACCTGCCGCTCCGTCGTCAACTGCTACGGCGGCGGAAGAAACGGTGATGCTGCCGGTGGCAACAGATGGCATTAGTCCTCCTCCTCGCCCTGCGGCAGGCAGTCTGGACTAGTCAAATCACGGCACATTACGCCCGGATAACAGACATCACCATTGGCCTTGAGGTGGTCAAAAACGCCCAAGGAAGCAGAGCGCAAGCGGTGCTTGCCGCAGAAGTTCCAAACTATATTAAGATCAGACCCTTCCGGCTCTTCCTCATCCTCATTAACCGTCAACGTACCGCCATCACGCAGCTTGTTCCATTCATCCAGCAAATCTTTCCACGCCGCCCAGAAATCCTCAAAGCACTGCGGAACATCAATTTTGACCCGTTCAAGGCCACCGCACTCTGACGCAACAACAAGGCTAGACTGGTAATAATTTTCTTCATCGCCCTCTTCGCCGCGCGGCGTGACCTCAACTTGCCGCGTGGTGGTATAGGCCAAATAACTGACCGCAATCTGCGCATGGCAGGCCGCGCCGGTGATTAGCTTGCTGCCGCTGATCCGCAGCATGACAGAGAGCAGCGGATTGCCTGCGCTGTCCAAGGCCGTGCCGATCAGCCGGGCCTCAGTCAACTTGTCCGGCGCAAACTCCAGCTTGCCGGTCAGTTCTAATTCAACTTCTACGCCCGCCGCAGCCCAATCTGAGGGCGTGGCGAAGATGGTCTCGTTGTGCCGTGTCAGCCCTTCCTGAGGCTCGCCAACCGTGCCGTGGGTGATGCTGATGCTGTGGCCTTGGCCGTCATCTTGCGACACAATCGGCACCCTGAACACGCCATCATAGGGCTTGTCCTCATCACTTCCTGCAACTGGTATGCCCATCAGCCGTTTCAGCAGCTTCATCAGGTCAGTTGCCCCACCGGGGCATTGCGTCCGCTGGCTGTTGTCCTGCTTCACCCGGACGCAGCGTCTGCTCACCGGTGCGCCGGAAGAGGCTGCCGGGCCGGTGACAGTGATGGAGCCAGTTGCGACGTGCATTACTCCTCCCACATAATGCCGTCTGTGACTGTCGCCGTCATGACATTAGCGTTTGCAGGATGATGATAAACCAAGAAACTCGACAACATAGCAGCATTGGTGTCAAAAACTACCTTGTGACCAGCAACGTTAGTCCCTGCGATTGTGCCTGCCGGGATTTTGATTTGCGGCGAACTGAAGCCTGTCCAGATAGGGCTTGCGTCGGCTGACTTGGAAAACGTTGTGCCATGCAGTCCATAGCGGAGCGAGGTGAGCCTATAGCTCGTGCTGTTGGTCATTTCCAGCGTGATCGTGTCTTCCCACGTCCCCGCGCGGTAGGTCACAACTTGGCCCTCGGTAAAGGTCGTGGTGCCGATCAAGGACTTGTTAACATTGCTGATTGCCGCGACCATATCCACCTTGTCCGGCATGTTGCGCACCTTGGCCCCGACAGGGTAGGCGTTGACCAGCGCGGTGGAAAGGGTGATAGAAACGACGCTGCCAGTCGCCACGGCATTGGTTGCAATGACCTCTTCATGCTGCGTCGGGTCGGGCGTGCCCGGCGCAGAACGCTTGTCGAGCATCAGATTGTCCGTGACCGAAACGCCATCGGCCCGGAAGATGCGCTCTATGCCGCTTGCCAGCGCAGCGTCTTTGACATCTACAGTTATAGACGTGGCACCTATTGCCGCTTCAGCGTTCAGGTGTCCCACGCTGTAGCGCGGCAGCGTGGCAAGATTAGGCTCAACATCTGCCCATGTGTCTCTGTTTCCGCACGGGACAATATTGAAATAATGAAGACCTTTGTCCGTCCAAGGCACGTCGAAAAGTCCATAGCTTGCGTATTGCGGTGCCTGCGCATCGGATTTGTAACGCCTGCAAATTTTCCGCGCAACGGAAAACACCAGCGGATTTTGCGCGCTGAAGGTACGTGGAAAAGTCAGCGACGGCTGGAGCAGCTCGTTGATCGGAAACCCACCATTTGCGCCGGTGTCATCGTTAGTCTGCGCCCGCACGTATTCCATGTCTATTGCGCCCATATCAAGTAATCCTTATTAATTTTATTGATCCAAAAAATATGTCATCATCCTGCGGCTGGTTGCCCCAGCCAAGCCCTTGATCATTGACCCGCGTCAGGTAATTTGGAGTCAACGTGCTTTTGTCCACGACCACCATGATGCCGGAAAGCCCCAGCTCGTCTGCCGTGGGGTGCAGGAAAAGCTGCGGAATGCCGTCAGGGAGGGCGCGGAGAGCCTTGATCTGCGCATAGGTGACATACCCAGCAACGCCGCTGCCAGTGTCCAGCGCAAGCAGCTCTAAGTCTGGCAGCGGGCCGGTGGTAAGTGTTGTCTCTTTGCCGCCGCCGCAGAACAGCACGGGATTGAGGGCTTTGCGCGGCACATGCAGGGCAGGGCAGGAGAGATTAACATCCAGTTCAACTGCGCCGATTTTGCAGATGGCTGCCATCACTTAACTCCTGCTCGTTTTTTGGCTTGCGCGGTACGCTGGGCCTTACGTTGGGCCTCAGCAATTGCCGCGTGGATTGTCGCCGCATTGTCTGGCGTGGCATAGACCTCGGCTTGCACATCGCCAACTTGCAGCTTGATTATACCGAGCTGCTGCATCTGCGGCTGGCGCGGCGCGGGCATGTCCAACTTGATCTGCGGAGGGCCAAGATGCTTGGTGAGGATGGCCTGCATCCGGGTAAAATCAAGATTGTTTTGCGCACGGGCCAGCGCGAGGCCGTCGCCACCAAGGGCGGCGGTAGCCTCTTTGCGCTGCATGTATTCGCCGTTTTCGGCGATGACAAGATTGCTCCAGCGGTCGCCGCCGCCGAAGCCGGGGAAGTGCATCCCTCTGCGGGCATCACGGGCATACATCCCGCCTGTTGCCATCGCAGTGACTGTTCCAATCGCGCCGCCGCTGGCCTTGGCAGAGACCTCTCTAACCACAACGTCAATCACTCTCTTTTTGGCAACCAGTGTATCAAGGCGGGCATCCAGCGCGGCAATAGATGCTGCGCCGCTACGCTCAAAAGCCTCTAATGCGCTTGTCATCTCAGCAACGGTTTTGCCAACTGTATCACCGAGATTCTTCACGGCCTCGCCAGCGTCCGTGAACGGCTTGCCTAACTGCCAGTCTGCCTGCTTGTTGAGAGCGTCAGCCACCTCACCGATAGCCGTCTTTTGCGCCTCAAGTATCTCCACAATCTGCTGATTGGCTGCCAGTGTTCCCGCAGCGGCCTCTTGCGCACCTTCCTCAGCGGAGATAACTACTTTTTCCTTGGCTGCTTCCAGATCAGCAACTTTTTGTGCTTCTGCTTCTTTTGCCGCTGTTGCCTTGGCCGCGCGTTCTTCCGCTGCTTTTCCTGCGGCTTCCTCTGCCGCTTTTTGCGCCGCAAGTATCTGTATTGCCAGCTCGCCAGATGACTTGATGCCTGCTGCTTGATCAGTCAACGCCTGCTTGGCTGAGATTATTACCTGCTCGCCGTCCTTGACTTCCTGCCCCAAGCTATCCCACACGCCAGCGGCCCGATCAGCCATAGCTACGGCGGTGTCAAAGTTACCGGCAGCCATCGCAGACCGCGCTGCCGCCTCATACTTTTGGGCCTGAGAAACCATTGTTGCGTAAGCCTCAGCGGATGATTGGCCAGCAACCCTTACCTTGAGCAGCCGCTCTTCTAGCTCGAGTTGCCGGTCGGCAAGTTTACCCGCCGCATCCTTGGCCTTATCATAATGCTTCGCTGCGTCGCTCAGAGCCTTTTCTGCTGTTTTTTCATAATTTTTTACCCCTTCTTCAGCGGACTTGTGCGCCGCAGCCATCGCCGGGGTAAAGTCATTTTTGACCTCGGTGGATAGGGATTTGTAGGCATCTTCAGATTTTTTTGCAACAACGGCGGCTTGCTCAAATTTGCGGGTAGCCGTGTCAATATCCCCAGCAGCGGCAAACTGTTTGCCCTCTGCCATCAGTGCGCGGGCTGCATCTGCGTATTGCTGCGCTGCCTGCTTGCGGGCGTTCCAAACTTGGAGGTCTGACTTGCCAGCCAGTGACAAGTCAAAAAGTGCATCTGCTGCGCTCGACAGGCCAAGTTTTAAGCCACTAAGCCCTGCAATTTGCTGCTTATTGCTGCGATCAGCGGCTACACCGATATTAGTCCAGACACCAGCTACTTGCTGCATACCGGGGATCAGTGCGCCGTTGGCAGACTTCACCTCCATGATTGCGTTCAGCTTGCCGTGATAGGCATCCGCAATGTCCCATATTATTTCCTGTTCTGTTTTGGAAACTTCTGCCGCAACACCCTGCTGCTCAATGAGTAGCTTGCCATTTACCAACACTTGGCGATGCTGCGCTTCAAGGGCCTTGTCTTTGACGGATAGGGCGGACAAAGATTTACGGACAGCAGCCTCTTCCGCATCGGCAACGCCAAGCACGCGCGGTAGGTAGGATGCAACCGCTTTGGCCGGATCATCCCATGATTTGGTCATGGCTGCGCCGGTAATCTGGGCGGTGGCTGCAAGACCTTCAAGAGCTTTTTTGGCAGTGGATAATCCCGCATCGCCAGCGCGGGAAGGAGAAAGCCCTATTTCTTCTATTTGCTGCTCAATTTCTTTTATTTTTTTGGCGTATTCGTCCCATTCTTTTTGTATTTCCTTGAGTTTTACCTCCTGCACTTCCACAGCGTCAGCCACGCCCTTTGCTGTGCCGGAAGCTGCATCAGCAACATCAGCAGCAGCCTTGACCTGTACATCAGCAGACTTGCGAGCCACGCCGCTGCCCTTGCTGTATGTGTCTGTCAGCGCATCGTAAGCTATCTTGCCTGACTTATAAGCCTCCTGCACATCCTTATAAGATGTGAGGGTTAAGCCTGTTTCCGCGCTTGCTCGCTTGAGCCGGTCTTGATATCTTTTTTGTGATTCTTCCGCGCGCTTTCCTGACTCTGCTGCCATATCCTGAGCATCATGCATCTCAAGATAGCTCTTGGCTGCATAGCCAACAGCCAAGGCTGTACCGGTCATTATTGCCGGGATCAACGCCACACCAGCAGCGGCTGCGACTATGCCGCCAATTGCAGTTCCCGCCAGCAAAAACCCAGTGGCGATTGAACTTGCACCTATTGCCACACCTGCAAATGTTGCACCTGCTACCCCTACAACAGTAGCAAGTTCTTTATTTTCATAAATATAATCTCTTGTGTTTTTAATCGCCTTGGTAAGAGCAGCATCAAGCGGATCAGCAAGTATGATTGTCGCCTTTTCCGCTTCGGCTTTGACCATTCTGAACGCGCCGCCCAGCCCGGCCTGCATCGTATCGGAGACCTGCTCGAACGTCCCATCTGCGTTATGGATTTTTTGCTCCATGTCGCGGATGCCCTGCCCGCCTTGGTTAGTCCAGCCAAACATGGCAGGGCCAGCAATGCGGCCAAATATGCGCATCTTTTCTTCAGCAGTCAGCGATGCCTTTGATATATCATCAATAATGTCTGGAAAGTCCCTGAAATTACCCTGATCGTCAAAGATGCGTATCAAATCTTTGTGGGCCGCGAGAACTCCAAGTGCGCTCTTTGTTTCTTCCTGTTCCTCCTCTGATAATTTCGACATAATATCAGCAGCTTTTGCGGAAGGAGCAACAAGCTGCACCAAGGCATTTTTAAGAACGCGTCCACCTTTCTGCCCTTTTGTTCCAAGGTTGGACAGAGCAGATGCAGCAGCAAGGGCTTTTTCAAAAGCTACTTCCGGCCCTTTGTTTTTGTATAATTCGTTAAAATAACCAAGGATTTGCTTTATCGCCTCCACAGCCTCTGGCAACGATTGGGTCGCGGCATTAGCCGATAGGACAAGACGGTCAGCGACGAATGCTGACTTTTCCGCAGCCAGGCCGCCAAGGTTAAGTATTTCCGCGAGATTATTGGCAGCCTGCCCGTAAGACATCAAGCCTCGGCTGGACGCAACCATGCCATTCACCGCATCGGCGGAAAACATGATCTGTTGGACATTGTAGCCAGCAGCACCAAGCGAGGCCATTGCCCCGGCAACAGCAGTCGGCCCACCTGCTGCCCCTGCCATAGATAGAGCCTTGGCACGCAGCCGCTCCATCTCATCAGCAGTTGCGCCAGTCATTGCCTTCACAGCGGCCATTTCATCGCCAAACGCGGCGGAGATGGTCAGGGCTTTTTTCGCGCCCTCGATGCCCAAATACGCAGCACCTATCTGCTTGAGCTTGTTGACTAAATCATCTTGTGCCTGCGCCGCAGCTTTAGCAGCAGGCGACAAGCCTTGTAGCTCTGTCTTGATACGTTTGAGATTTTCAGCGATTGCCGCGTCCGCACGGGCGAGATCAGCGGAAGAAGCCTTGCCACTGGCTGCCAGATCAGCACGGGCCTTGCGCATGGCAATTATCTCATCTCGATAATTGCGGTTGAGTTTGATTCCAAGCGTGGTAGCAGCGGCCTGCGCTTGCCCAGCAGCCTTGGCATCCAACGTTGCCGCGCGGAAGGCAGCAGAGAGTTGTTGCTCGGCTTGCGCAAGATTACGGGTTGACCCTCCAGCAGCCCTTATTGCAGCCCCCTGCCGAGCAAGCTCTCCCGTCTGCCTACGGACTGCCTGCTCTAACGTTGCAACAGCAGCGGTGGCCTTGGCATACGCAGCCTGCTGCTGACTACCACCTGTGGCGGCAGCTTGTGCAAGAGCAGCAGCTTTGGTCTTGGCGGCAGCAAGGCCAGTTTCAAATTTTCGCAAATCCTCCTGCGATTTTTGGAAGGCACGAATAGAAGCAAGGCGGTCAAAAGATTGGCGCAGCCGAGTCAGCTCTGCGTCAATCCCTTTGGCCCCCTTAGACACGCCTGCACTATCAAGCGCAATCTGCCACTCTACCCGCCTATTTGCCATCTTTTTGCTGATGCCGTATTATGGATTTAATCGTTGCTTGGTATGCTTCCCAAGGCATTCCCCACGGGTCACCAAACCCGTGGGAAGCAAGGACAAGCATATTGTCATCTACGACTTGCGCCGCACGTAGCAGAGCGGATACATAGCCGCCGCTGGTTATTTCTTCGGCGGTGTCTTCTGATGGTGGATGGCAAAAAAAAGGGTATTCATTTGCAGTAATTCTTTGCAAATCTTAGCATAATCATCGTAGCCAATATCAAACCAATCATCAAGGGTTAGGTCGCAGCAGGCCCATACTGCCCAAGGCTCGCCTAAGATATCCTTGCTGATGAGCAGGTATGTAATCCCAACCTCATCAACGTCTATATCCTTAATTTCACCAAAATAATTTATTATTTTGGCTTGATTCTTTTCTAATTCACGTTCTTTTTTTAACCGGGCAGCTTCCAGCGTTGCTGCCTCTTGCCGGTGCTTGGCGATAATGAGGGGATCAGCATTAACTGACTCCATCGCATCTACCAGCTCACGCTGAAGTGTAATGGCCTCCGCTGCCTCATCTAACTTGGCCCGCTCGCTCTTGATCTGATCCGCCAGCTGTAGAGCAAACATCCGCTTTTTGTGGACACTGGTGATGGTCGGTATCGTAACGTTGTATGCCGCCTTGTCAGGGGTTATGCTTGGGATGGTGAGTGTTTTTGACATGGTTATCTCCTTAGATTGTTAGCGCAAATCCGTAGCCGATTGGCAGCCCCCTGAAGGTGCCGTAGCTGTTTCCTCCACGGGGTCTTTGAGGCATCAGATTGTAGGCGTAAGAGTGCTGCTCATTGGTGCCAGCTTTAGACGATATGCCAAATTTTGCCGCAGGCACAACCCTGACGCAATACAGCTCCATCGGCCCCTCTTCGCCAGACACGATATTGCGGACGGTTGCCATTACCCGGCGCAGACCAGTGTCTCCACTCTCTTTCATATCCAGCACAGTCTGTGTTTTTTCCGCCAGCTCGCCGGTGATTGTCAAGGATTGGCCTTCGGTGATATCTCCGGACGAAACAGGCATAAACAAGCCGCTGACATAATCAATCTTGTAATCAGCATTGGTCGGGTCATCAGCCCAGTTGATGTATGTCGTAGTCCCAGCAGCATTTTTTATGACCGCTCCGGGCGTGATCTGCTGTTTGCCGATAGGTGTGTACTCGCCAAACATGTCGGAGGCCGTGAAAGAAAAGGCAGTCAAGGTCTCAGCCGCTCTGGTCTCAATCGTTACTTTAGCGCCAATGACATCAGCAACGGTTTCCGCATCTGAGTTTTGGAAAACGCAAGAACCTTCCGGCGGCTTTTTGCTTTTAACGCTGCCGATAACTTGATCCCGCGTCGAAAGCATGTTGCCGATCAGCGCGGTGATTTCCTGCTCCGCGCCAAACTCAAACGGCGACACCTCGCCACGGTCACGGAAACCGTATGTCTTCCCGCCAAAGGTTCTTGATCCGTACACATCGCACCACGCGAAATATATATCTGCCTCATAAATCGCCGGAATAGCATTTCCACCCATTTTATTACCTCTTGGTTGTTTTTATAGCCGTACAAATATACGTGATATGGTAATATGGCGCAGCAAATCTGCCGAGGATTATACCGTCAGCAGTTGCAACATACCGCCCAAAGATATGTTCATGATTTGTTTTTAAAATCCAGTTGCCAATCTGCAATGGCTTTAAAAAACGCCGCATGATCTCAGCAGATTCAGCGGCCATGAGCTGATACCCGGTCAGCGGATCAGGCTTGCCGTCCGCTTCGGTGGCGTACCAGACAAACTGCACTTCGAACCGTTCATCGCCCGCATTACCCGGTGCATCAGACCGCTCGCCATCCAGCGGGGCCAGCTTCACACACGGCGCACCTTCGGGCCGCTGCGCGGTGCTGTTGCGCGGCGGAATATCAATCAAGAAAATGTCCAGCGGCGCGGTGATCAAGTTGCCCGGCGCAGGGTAGAGCTGCCCAGCAACAATGCCCTCAAGCCGGTCTTTGGCCAGAGCGAGCAGGTCATCAAGCGGGTCAAGGCGGGATAGCATTATTTGTGTCCGTTGCTGGTCGAGCAGATCCACCTACCCATCAACGTGTCGAGCGCGATATGATCCCATCTTTCGTAGTATTCTCCAAAACACGGGGCGTGGCGGAAAAACTCCCAGAATCGCTTGCTCATGTGGTATTCAACTGGGCCTTTTCTTTTCATCTCAACTCCCTATCAATTTCCCGGATCAACGCATCCGGCATGGCTTCGTCAACGTAACTGTCCACTTTGGTTTGATATCCCGGCTGTGCCAAGATGTTGACCGGCGACGGCAAAAACTGCTCGCTGATGCTATCCTTCATGATTCCACCGTGCCTATCTTCCTTAGACCACGGTTTCCTTTCTTTTCCCGCGTAATTATACGGTTGTTTTTTTCTGCCGCCGCGCCGCTTAAATACACCGATATGACCCGATTCCATTTTCGCGATGAACGCCCCAGGAGCCGCCTTTTTACCGGTCGCCCTCTTAATCAGCACGGGGATGCCGATATCCGGCGTGTAGCCACCCCCCACTCTTGGGCTACTACCACCAGTCCGCTTGGTGGACGGCGCGGACTTGTTGCCGACAGCAAAATCAAGCAGCGGCTGGCCTTTTTTACCCACGCCAACAACCGCTGCCTCGGCGATGGTCATGCGGGCATTGGCTTTCTCCACCGTCAGCAGCTCAAGTATCCGGGCCTGCGGGATCGCGTATTCCGTTGCTACCCAACGGGGTGCCTCTTTTCGCAGGCCGCTGGCGACGTAGTTCACAGCCCTTGCACCGGCCCGGCCAGCCGCGCCGGGAATGGCCTTGAGACTATCTTGCAGCAGCTTGGTCTGCTCGCTATTAGTGCTGACTGATTGCATCAGTTATTCCGTGTCAATACAAGGTGATAAACCGGGTCGTTTTGCAGCACCTGCTCAATCCTGTACTGCTTGCCGTCTACAGCAAGTTGGTTTGTGGGCTGTGGCACGGGCAGCGTTGTTGTATGCAGCCAAAGCAGCACCGGAACCCGCAGGAGCATCCGGGTTGTGTTGACCCCGGCGTACTCCTGCTTCTCCGGCTGGTGCAGGGACAGCCAGCCCCGCACCATGAAGTTGTCTATCGACAGCAGCCGCGCCCCGAACAGATCGCTTTCCGCCTGCGCGACGGCGCGTTGCTGCTTGGTCATGGTGTAACCGTTGCCCCCTTGGTCATGGCCAGATCAACCGCGACCTGGCCCGCTGAAAGATTGTGGCCGGTAACAACCATGACAGGGCGCACATCGTTGACCACGGTGGTGGTCATGCGGCTGTTGGTTGCGTCCCAATAGACGTAGCCGCCGACCAGCGGTGTGTCGCCGGTTTTGAGCGGGACAGCCCACTGCCCGGACATCTCCACCGGGCCGCTGCCGCCAACTGTGATATCAACGGTCGGCACGCCGACGCGGTCGCCGACGATAATCGGCACGCCGACAGGGAGGATTGTGCCGCCGCCGTTGACGTAGGCGTTGATGAAATTCGTTCGGACCGAATAATACGGCCATGCAATACGTGCCATTTAATCACCTCAAGGTGTTGGTAAAACAACGGTTGTGCGGTCAACGCCGTGGCTGCCAACTACGCCAAGGCCGAAGCCGCTCCAGACCAAATATTTGACAAATAGCCCGCCGTAGTGCGGCTCGCTGAATGTGTTGCCGTCTTTGTTGCCCAGATACCAAGCCGCCTCAATCGCCGCTTGGCCGGGAATATTTGGGTCGCCGAATGAGTAGATGTACTGCGTTGTCCCAGCAGACAGCTCATCAGAGTCAAGCACGGCCATGCCGTAGTTAGGGTTCGCCGTGCCGACCGTATTGGCGGTCGAGGCGATTTCCGGCTTGCTCGTGCGCATGAACAGGTTGTCGTAATCCTCAAGCGGGCAGAGCAAGGTCTGCGGCTTGATGCGGGTCTTCATCCCGGTCGCGGACACCTGCGACCGCATTCTAATCCGCAACGCCTGCAAAGCTGCGGTTGTGCTGGCATAGTCATCCCGCACCATGTTGACCGTCGAGATGTTCTTGTGCGCTGCGCTGAACAGCGGCTGGCCGTCAGACATGTTGGCATTGTTCACCAGCAGCGCAAAAAATTGCTCACGCTCCGACTCAACCTGCGCGTACATCTCATACATCCGCTGCTCGCCAAAGGCGTTGAGCTGATCGTGGAGGATCATCTCCAAGGTCAAGACAGTTTCAAGCCCTTCGATTTCCGGCTTGTAGGATTCCTGACTCTCTTTGAAATACGCCTGCGGGAATTCGCCGCCTTCTTTGCGCTTGCCGAGCTTGTTCGCGCCGCCGAATTGCAGGGCGTGGCGAGTGCGGAAGTCAGTAGCCGAAACCTCTTTGACGCAAGCCAGCCAGTCCCTGTCCATGTAAGCCGCAACGCCAGCCAGCGATTGGTTCAGGAATTCGCCCAGCAGCAGCGGGAAATCATAGGAGGTCTGCGAAGAGCGTTGCAGCATCCGTTCGGCGACCTGCTGCTCAGTCATTCTGTCCACGGCATGGCCCTGCCGCTGCAACAACATGCGCCCGATGGTCAGCAGGGACATGCCACGGTAGGCATCTGCGCCATCGGTGTAGCCTTCACGCTTCATCGGCTTTCCGGTTTTGGGGTCAACCTGCGCAGGCTTGCGGCCAGTGCGCTTGAGCAGGCCGTCCAGCAATGCGCTGCGCTCATGATCCCACGGCTCCGCGCCGACAGTGGGCCGGGTTCCCGCGCCGCCGAAATTTTCGGGCAGCGAACCGTTGGCCCGGCCAGAAATAAAATCGCCGACCGCTTTGGCGATGGCGTTGCCGGTGTATGCTGCTGGATCGCCAACCAACATGCCGCGCAGTCCTTCCGCCTGCGGGTAGGCCCGCAGCAGCATGTCAACGTGACTCAGCCGCTCCTGCTCCGCCTTCAACGCTGCGGATGGTTCCGGCGGGGGCGGAGTTCCACCGCTGCGGTCGCCGGTGGTGGTGCCTGCCGGGTCTGCAATGTCCATCGGCTCTGTGGTTGTCACGCCGCGAGCTTTGAGGCTTTCATAGTGGCCTCTGGCTTCTGCTTCGGATGCCTCTTTTTTGAGGCCATTGGCTTCAAGCCACGCCCGGAATTTTGGGTTAAACATTTGTTTTATCCTCTGTTATCATGCGTTTAATTTTTGCCAGCGCATCTGCGCCGATGGGCGTGAGCGAAAACTCTTGCAACCGCCACTTCGTGACCACTTTCACCGGGCCGACGTAGGCTATGCCGTTGATGACTGTAGTCATGTCATCTGTCACGTACCACGCTTCATCTTCAACATATCCGACGCTGCCGTCAATCAGATGTCCCTCATTGATCAGCGTGGTAGCCTTCTCCGCCGTGGCCGACAACCGGACATTGCCAGCGTTGGCGGCATACTCGCCAGTCTTGTCCAATGAAAAATCAGCAACAGAGCCAAGCATATAATCTATTGAATACCGCATGTGGGTATCAATGAGAGGAACTTGGCTTGGCGCAGTCATTCCTGCGGCGACCAGCACTTCCGGCCAAAATTCGTAGCGTTGCCAGCAGAACATCATAACTGGCTGCTCAGTCGCCAAAATCCACGGAATTATGGGCGGCTTACCGCCTTCGGGGGCTGGAGCCTCGCGCTTGGCAATCTGCGCAGAGCGGCAGTACATCCCGCGCCGCATTCCGACGCGCTCCAGCTCTGCGGTGATCAGTTCACGCTTGCTCATTTTTTGCACCTGTTCCGGCGGTTCCGGCGGAGAGGGCTTTGATCTTCGCAACCAACTCAGCATTTTTCACCTCCGCCTGCAAAACTTCATAGTCCGCTGCCGCCGTTGCCAGCCGAGCGCGTTTATTTTCTTCAACATTTTCGTAAAAATCTCCGCCTGCAACAGCAGCTTCGGCAGGCGCATTGGAAATATTGCTTTCAATAGCCATCTTTGCCGCCGTCATATCCTGATAGCGGTTCATTGACTGCTCGCCAGACCAGCGAGTTTTAACTTTTATCCAATATTTCTGCGGCGATTTGTAATAATCTGCAAGCGGTGTTGGATTAGTGCCGTACAACATGCAGGCATCAACGTACCACGCATTGATTTTTTTGAACAAAATGTCATCAAAGCAAAATTGCTTGCAGAACAGATCAACTGTGCGGTCAAGGGCTTCTGACCGCGCACCGGCGAATGAGTAGCCGTCATAGTTGCCGGTGGCGAGTAGATCGCCGGTGCCTGCGGCAAGGCCAATTCTGCGGCCATTGACCTTGCAAAATGCCTCGTGCTGGGCAGACGGTGTGTTATTAGCAAAGTCAACAAACTCAGCCCCATGTGGAACGACGGTAAAAATGGATTCTCCAAGCATCACTTCACCACCGTCCGCCAAATTTGATGGTGGCCAATTAGCGGTAGACACAGGGGACAAAGACCCTCCTGTATTTGGATCTGTACAGCTCCCGCCGCCGTAAATGCCCTGCACATCTCTGCCCGTGCCGCCCTTCAGGGCACCAACTTGCCAAGCCTCGCGCTTTGCTTTTTGGATTGTGTAATGCTGATACAGTTCCAAATCGCGGGCAAGCTGCATGACCGGGACAATGTCCGGCCTGCCGCGCCGTTGTGAAGCATGGCGCGGGGTGGCAACATGGATCAGCAAGTCGGCAGGCACCAGCTCTGATTTTTGCCCGAACGCACCGCCAAGGGCTGGATCAGACGGGAAAAGCCGCGCCCCAACAAAGCGGCCTTGCTGGTCATAGATCACGCCGCGCAGGGCCAAACTGCCGTCCGACTGTCTGCCATTGACTGACTTATCCAGATGATCAATAGTCAGTACATTCAAGCGCAGCGGACAGATGCCCGCTGCGCTTGAATCAAACGACCGCTTGATCAGCACCTCGCCGTCAGCAAATACAGTTGATACGATAATCCGCTGCATCATCGCATACGTCCATAACCCTGAGGCGTGGGCATAATACTCGGCCCAGAGGCTAAAGCTCTCCTCCCACTCCGTGTTGACTTCACTTCCCGGCATCTGGCCGGATGCCGGGAAGTGAAACTGCGGGTAGGCCCCATTGCGGATGACATGATTGACCACGCGCTCCCGTATCGTGTAGATCAGCGGGTCGTTGTCGCAGAGATAGCGCGAGCGGGCAAGCAGCAGATCGGGGTTAGAGGCCAGCAGCGCGGCATCGGCGGACTGATGCTGTCTCGGCAACCAGCCCTTGTTTGGGCCGGTCATGGCCCCGGCGTTTAGCGCAGACCGCTGGCGGCTGAAATCAATGTCCTGCCGCGCGGGGCGGCCTGATGGCGAGTAGATCGTCATCGGACATGCACCAGATAGGATTGCGCGGCAAGCTGCGGCGGATTGGACATCTCAGTCACCAATTGCAGCCGCTCTGCCAGCAATGCCCGCTTTTCGGTCAGCAGGGTGTTGAGCGGATGCAGCTTGGTCTGCTCGCCGCCGGAGGTGTACTCCTGCACGCCGCCCTGCGCAGCAATGGCCGCGTTGATCGCCTCCAGCTCTGCCGGGATTTCGGCGAGGCGGCTGATGATGTACTCCTGTCGTGTCATGCGCTCATCTCCTTTCTTCCATCATTGCCGATTTTTTTTTTTTACGCAATTTTTTTCTGTGAAAAATAATTGGTGTATTCAAATACATATGTTTAAATATAGGTATTTGAATACCTATATTCAGCTTGACGATTTAACCATCAGGTTGTATTATGCACCGAATAACAAGGCACATACGAGACAGCACGGGTAAGGTGCTGCCGCTCCCGGCCCGGTGGCTTGGTAGTCAAGATCGTGGATTGCTGGCCTGATCAGCCAGGGCAATTTGCACAAAAACGGGACACCAGTGCGGCAGCCTGCTTCCCGGTGAGCAGTGATCACCGTTTTTTTTTACAAAAAAAATACACATTGACATGGAAAAAATAAATCAAATCATCCAGCTCCTTGCCGCGCTGAATGCCGAAGAGCGCAAGGCGGCGGCGGGTATGGTGCGGATCGCCGATCTGCTGCTTGACCGATTAGATCAGCATGGGGAGATAGCAGTCTCGTCAATCAGTCAGATCGGCAATAACAAAAATACAGTGACGGTGCTGAAATGGATGGGTTTCCAGCTCGTTACATCATACCGGGCAACAAAAAAGCCCGGTAAAAAACCAATGGCATGGAGGAAACAGAATGACTAAAACAGATATTTTTACTACGCTGACAGAGGTAGCAAAGGCGGCAGCGCAGATCAAGAGGGCGCGGAACAAAAGGAGGGGCGCGAAAGTGAGAGTGATTACTTTTCAGCCGCATTTTGCAACTCTCGTTCAGCGCGGGGCCAAAACTCAGACGATGCGCAAAAAGGCCAGCTGCGAGCCGGGTGACACGCTGAGTCTGAGGCAGTGGAGCGGACAGCCCTACCGCTCCAAGCAGGTGTTGATCAAGGAGGTTGTGTGCAAGTCTGTTGCTGCGGTCTGCGTGGATCACGGCAGCGGTGTCAAGGTGGACGGCAAGTCAGTGGGAGAGGAAGAGTTTGCGCAGAAAGATGGGTTCAAGAATTTTTGCGAACTGCTGGTCTGGTTAGACACAACGCACGGGCTGCCGTTTCACGGCGATCTTATCAGTTGGTGATTTCATAATGGAATGGAGATGAGTGATCATGTAGTTATCTTGATTGATGATATAAAACCAATCGTCAATCCTTTTGCGGTTAGATGTAGCCGCTGCGGGCAGGAGTTGCAGGTGTCAATGCCGGTATCTGTCGATATGATCGTGGGAATAGAAAAGTTATTCGCCCGCGAACACAAATCATGTAAGCAAAACGTAACCGGCGCAGGCAAGCAGTAATTCAACGGGCCGGGGATTGGCCTCGGCCCGCAAATGTGAAGCATGGAGGAAAAAATGCACGGACAGGCTACGCAGGTTAAAACCTTACAAGGGTGGAATAGCGATGCAAGATTATTCAAATTATCACCACCTTACGATGGTCACGAATACGTGACTGTCAGCGCAGTAATAGCCGCTGGAATACCAGAAACATATATTTTCCCGGCAAATCAAGGCGGGGAGGTGGAGAGCTGGGGCGAAATGGACGGATCCATTAAAGGAGTCCTTAGTCATGCCGACGCACTGGCTGAGGCAGGATATCAGATCATCACCGCATCCACGGAGCCAGAACCCTCCGAGGATCACCAATCCCCGCCGACGACTCCGTAGCCACTCGTTGCTTGAAGGCAGACCAGATCGCATCATAAAGTGCTCTGGTCTGCCTAAAGCAATCCCGCCAATCCCGCCGCTGTCCTGCAATCGGCTCCATCCTTCCTGTGCGCTGATTGAGCTGTGCGGCGCACAAATGCTGCGCAAACAAGAGGTCGCAATCATTACTGACTTGCAACGCGCCGGGATCGTTCTGGCCGACAAGCAGCATTGACTCAACCTCAAACTCCGTGGCATTGCGGTCTATGTCAAGCCGCAGCATTTCAAACCCCGGACGCAGCGGATCGGAAGTTTTCGACCATCGGTACAATTCCCCTTTGAAATCGTGCTGTTCGCCCCAGCTCATGTACCGCTGCATCGTGCCACTGGTCAGGGCTGCCCATTCCTTTACCTCTTTGTAGCGATTTCCAGCTTTATCCATCCCAGTGTTGCCGCGCCCGTCAATGACGAGCGAATTGATTCGGTACAGCACACCGGGAGACCGCTCTTCATTGCCGTAAATATCGCGAAATTTTCTAGCTTCAAGCTGATCGAGGATCGGCGCGATGGGCAGCCTCACTTTTTCGCCTTGCTGCTCTATGGTCGTTGGAATGTTTCCGTAGTCAATCACCCATGCTTTGGGGCGGCTGGAATGACCGTCGCGGGTATAGGGCCAGCCATAAGCAACAATGCAATAATACAGCGAATCATGCTGCGTGTCACAGCCGCAGAGGATGTAAGTGAAATCGTCAGCGGCAGGCGGCACAACACCGCGCGGCTGGCCCCAACTCCGCTTGAGGATTGCCTCTGGCTGGCGGCGGTGGCCAGAGAGCGAGAAGGTCTCGGCGCGGATGTGGTTGGCGAGATATTTAGCGGCGGCGATGTCGGTCTTTGCCAGCTCGACAATCTCAGCGATTGAGAGCATGGACACGGTCGGCACGGCCAGCGCAGGGATTGCGGTGCCGATGCTGCGCGGCCAGTCGTCGTTGAGCAGCTGGATGATGGGGCGCGGATCGTGAACATACTTACCGTCCTTGTCCAGCTTGTCCTTCCAGCCACGCTCCCGCGCCGCAAAACGCCCGGCAAGCAGAGCCGCCTTGCGGTCGGCCTCTGTCCACTTTGCCTTGCACAGCGGACAGACATAGCGCACGTTGCGCACCTGCCTGTCGCCGGAAAACATCTTGCTGTCAACAACATAGTCAAGATGCTTGTCATCAAGCCGATGCTCGCCGCCGCAGGACGGGCAGCGCGGCAGGAAGTCAATCCGCACCTCCACCTCATGCAGCTCGCGTGAGCAGGGCGCGCCGTCCACCGAGAGCGTGGAAATCCAGATCGTGCGCCCGTCCGGGCCATAATCGTTGAGACGGCCCTTGAGCAGGTACTTGATGGATGTCTCATTTTTTGAGACCTCATCTTGTACCTTGTCCGCCTCTTCCAACAGCACAATTCCAAATGAAAACGAGGACATGTCCAGAAGGCTGGCGGTATTTCCTGCGGTGATGGACATCAGGTTGAGCTTGATCAAGTTGATGTTCAGGTCATCGTCGACACCAGTCTGTAAGTGCCTGAAATTTTTGTTTTTGAATATCGGGATCAGGGATTCCCGGAATTTTTTTTGAACGGGCTTGGCAGCTGGGTAAAAAATGCCGATGTCACGGGGATTATTTTTTGCGCAATCAGCAACATACGCCTCGCCGACCGTGCTTTTGCCGGACTGATTGCCTGCGGCAATGACAGCAGTCTGCCAGCACGGATGCCTCAAAATCTCCAGCAGTTGCGGCTGATACGGGTAACGGTCTGGATCGCAGTAGCCGCCCTTCCGCGCTCCCTGCGTGACCGGCAAGGAGCGCAGGAAGTCGGCAGGAGATTGGATTTCCGCGCTGCCAAAAGCGGCGACGGCGGCGCGGGAAGGCGTGTAGTCAACCGTGATCCCCTGGGAAGGGCGGCGGACGTGCGACGGCATCCAGTCGAACAAGTCGCTGTCTAACTCGCAGGGGCGGTTGCCTTGCCGCCTGATGCGGATCAGCTGCGGATCAAGGATGGGCTTGGTCATCTTGCGGCGGGAGCGCGGGTTGAACAGGGTCGATGGTCACGCGGAGCGGGCCGTCAGCCAGCAGCCCGGCAATGGCGCGGCGGACAAGCTGTTTGAGATCAGCGGCAAGGGCATGAGCGCGGGCTGGCTGGCCACCAACCAGTGTGACCTGCGCGGCGGCTGCCTCATCCACGGCGGCGTTGATGCAGAGCTGCAACGCGCCGATGAGCGTGATCAGCTCCTTGTCGCGCTCCTCACGGGGGATGAGATTGCCCTGCTCCACCTCCTCAATGCGCTCCTCACGTCTGGCGAGGGCCTCCTTGCGCTTGACATCCGCCTCCAGCTTGCGCTGCGACAGCGATGCCGTTTTTCCGTGGCCGCCGAAAATCAGGTTGCCGGAGTGATCTTTAAGCACGGCCTTGGCGACGGCCATCTCCAGCCGCCAGAGGCCGTCCGGCCCTGCCGTCGCAAGAGGATGCAAGTCTTTGCATTTGCTGTAAAAAGCAGACTCGCCAATTTTACAGCCCGCCGAAACAAGCTGCTCCCACAGTTCTTTGCGCGTGCGCTGCGGCGGTATCGCTGCAATTTTATTTTTTATGTCCATGCCTATATATGTACTTTTGTTGGAGAAAAAAATCAACGTAAAAAAATGTCCGTCCTTGGCACATTTTGATTGCAATCCGTGCCAAGACAGGCTATACTGTTATCACGATGCAGGGCGGCGTGGGGCCGCGTAAAAAAAACGAGCCGGAGAAAAAAATGAAGAAACTGAGCCAAGCACAGCAGACAGCGATGGCTGCAATCAGAAACAGCCTGCGGAGGGTTAAGGTTAATATCAATGATGCAGACGGAGATTGCGGCAACCTAATCATAGACGGCCAAATTGCATTTGAAATCCGCCGCAGCACGGTAGCTGCGCTGTTACGTAATGGGCATATAATTGTAACACCTATCTCCGAGCCAGCAACGCATCCTCGGCAATACAGGGAGTATGCAGTAGAGGCAGCCCCTGAAGTAGAGGCAGCCCCTGAAGTGAGAGAGGTCAAGACAATCACAGAGATCAAAGATGAGATATTTTGGGTCAAGGACCACATCCTAACGCACACGGATAACATCGACAATGCAGGCTGCGACGACGATACAAGCTGGGATGAGCTTGAGTTAGAGAGGCTTGAGCTGCGGCTGGGCGAGCTGGAGGCCGCGCTCAAACAAGTAGAGGCAGCCCCTAAAGTAGAGGCAGCTATTGAGATCGTTAATGACCTGATAGTGATCGAGGGCAAAATCAAAAAAATATCAAAAACCATAATAAGCGACGACATGCCACCGACCAAAAAAACAAGACGGATAAGGGAACATGCTGGACGTGCATTGCTGTCTATCATGTCAGCAATAGATGACATCCAAAAAATCACCAAGGAGCTATGATGACCAAAGAAGAGTTAAACGCATCACTGTTGGTTTTAGGGCTGGTGGGGATAGTTGACGCGGCAAAAGCACTTGGTGTCACACATCCGTATATGTCGAGGATGTGCAGCGGCCAGAGGGCTGTATCAGACCACATAGCAAGCCAGATACGCGAGATGATCGCTGAGATTCCCCGGCTGCCAGCGTGGGAGCGATGCCCGCGCTGCGGCAGGACGATGCGTCTCAAGCCATCAATCATCGGCAGCGGCGTGGCGGTGATCCACCGCTGCCCGAAAGTTGACGGAGTGGTTGTCAAGACGACCATTGAGCCGATGGGCGTTACAGCAGGTCAGGCCAAGGCGGCACTGGGCCGCAGGCCGGGAAAAGGCAAGGGAGGATGCTGATGCAAGGGCTGATCGAGGGCGGAGCGGCATTAAAATTGCTGTTCATCGGCAAGCATTTCATCGCCCGCGCCCGGTGTGAGGAGCGGGCGATGAAATGGAAGGGCGCAGCGTGCTGCTACGTCAATGCTGCCCGGCAGCTTAGTCATCTACCGGGACAGACTGAGCGGCGGGCGAAAGCGTTGGGCCGGGCTGGGCTGTGTTTCGAGCGCAGCGGAGACTTGGATCAGGCTGCGGCGTGCTACCAAAACGGCTGGAGGCTATGTGTCTTCCTCGGCGAGGAGGCAGCGCGGGATTGTCTGTGGCAAAAGGGGAAAATTGTACAACAAAAAATCTATCATAGGAGGGCGAATCATGCCTACATGCGGGACGTGCAAAAAGAGGCCGAAGGGCAAGCCGTGGTGGTTTTGCAGAAGAATAAACAGACGCGGACTGTGGGTTGTGGATGCGAGGACGGAGAGCTGCGGGCTGTGGACAGACAGGAAAGCCGCCTTGATGCCGATGGAGGTCGCGAGGAAGACGTGCTGGGCGATACAATACCCACTGCTACATCTGTGCAAGTTAGCAGGATACAAAAAAGCGATGCGGCGGCTCTATGCGCACCTCTGCCGCAGAGCTGAGACTGCTTACCAATGCGACGCGCTGGCAACTTTCGGCGACCATTTGCTCGGTGTAGATTATGATGAGATGGATGCCATTTTCCTGACTAATGTTAAAGAGCTGGAGGGGGCAAATCATGAACAAAACTAAGCAATGCAGGCACTGTTACACGGATTTTACCCCTAAAAAGGGGTCAGCCGGAAAATACTGCTCGGTCGAATGCTCTAACAATGACAAGCGCGGATGGAAGGGAGATAAAGGTAATTTTGCCAATCTTGACGTTGGGCCAAGGATGGCGTTGATATCGCTGAATGTAGGCAGTTGGGAGCGAGTAAATCTGTAAAGGGCGTAGGCTGCGGCGGTATCCAATCCGTCGCCCCATGAGCAGCCGCATGATGTTCACGTAGTTCCCCGGCGCGGATTTCCTGCGCCGTAAATCGGAAAAGGAGAATGAAATGCTGGAAAACATAAATGAAGTATTTGAAAGAAACGCCCACGAATACTGTAAGTTTGAGCGCGTTGAGGATAAGCTGCACAAGTGTCCAGACATCTGCGCAATGATCAAGTTGTCTTCGCTCGCTTATGATGACATCCACGAGATCATTGGCCATGACATCGTCTCTTGTGCGTCAAGAGACCTGATCACTCTGTCCGTTGGACCGGATGAACTCAAAAACACGACCACAGAGGATGATATCATCATGCTCATCCGCTGTGGTGTTAGTTATGACGATGATCAAGAGTGTTTTGTGATGCAGAGATAAACGTCAAGCCGGGCCACAAACGGCCCGGTCGTCGGGAAAGGAATATGGCTTTGATGCAAGCGTACGTAAATCCGCAGGCCGCAGGAGCAATCCAGCGGCCTTTTTTTATTGGTGCAGGAGCAGCAGGCTGTGCAGCACACCGGCGAGGTCATCGCTCTGCTGCGATGAGCGTGCGAGCTGATCAAGGCATTCCGCCACTCCTTCCGCCTGCCACAGCTTGCTGATCAGCCGTGCCAATAGGTCTTCATTCCCGGTCAAGCCCGCGCCGGAAACGAAGACCTATTTTTTTGTGGAAAAACGCAGATGTACCGCTGCTTGCCCTGCACCTTGCGGCAGTATCTCTTGCCGCTGTCCACGTCTGTTCCCATCAGACGCTAAACCTGCTTCTGCGCCCGCTGAATCTGATAAGCTGCTTGCATTTCGGATAGCGTCCGCATCTCGCCCTCGCCGTCGCACCAAAACGAGCCTGTTCCGCCGCAATCCGGGCAAGCGTCCTTGTTCTTGATGTTGGAACAGGTCAGGCAAGGCTCTTCGTGATGATTTGATAGCCACCAGCCAAAGCCGTGCAAGACCATCCATGCGTCCGGTTCCGCCGTCACCAGCGCGACGGTATCTCTGTGTTCAATCACGTCAATGATTTCTGCGCCCGACGGATCGCCAAAATGCACTTTTTTTTGAGAATAGCACTGAGATAGGGCCTCAATTATTTTATCAACGTTCATTTTTCGCCTCCATAGGTTGTGCTGTGATCAGCGATAGCAATCAGCTCTGCACCAGTGTACCGACCTTCCGGTAGCTTGTCAAGATATTTAATCACTTCAGCTCGTTGCACTATATCAAGCACCTCATTCCGCTGGCTATCCGTCCATTTGGCATGTACGTTGCTGTAATCACGGCGGCATACACCATCTGTCTTGATCAATAACGCACCAATCAAGCCCAGTAACTCCCCAAGGCGGCGCAGCGGCAAGAGCCGAGCAAAGAACGGCTGCGGATCATCTAACCACTGCCATGCTCCGCCGTCCTGCCGCAGCACATGCTCCACTGAGTCACGCAAACGCCCCTCTGTTGCGCCGAGCAGTAGCTCAGGCTGTCCACCATTGGCAAGCAGCAGCTCGCAGATTTTGACGGCATCATGATCGTTTTTGACGGCATCAGCAGTGAGCAGTTGAGCAGAGTGTTCCGGCCAAAGGATGCAAAACGCCAACAGTTCAGCCGCATCAATTTTCCCGGCCTCCCCCGCGCCCGTAAGCTGCGCTCCTTTTTTTTGCGAAAGAAAATCATCCTTTTGCGCTGCTGGAGCATGGGCTGCATAGAGAGCGATGCCTTCAGCGGCCCATGCCCGCTGATCACAGCCTGCGCGGATCGTGTCGCCAGTGTCTTTGTACGGCTTGCCGTGGTCATCTCCGTCGCGGCGGCGTGCTGGGTGAACCCAAAAACTACCAGCCGGACAGCACCACGGCTGCGCCTGCCGGTAGTGTTCCAGCCACCAGTCCACGCCCTTGATGCCCGCCTCGTCACGGTCAAGGGCCAGCAGGATCAGGCTTTTGTGGCGCAGCTCCTTGTTGACTTCCGCGCCCGGTCGCCCGGTCGCGGAACCCATCGGGATGATCGTGATGTCCGGCAGGAGGCCGGATAGGGCGATGCCGTCCAGCTCGGTCTCAAGGATAATCGCCACGTCATGGCCCGGATTGAGCACGGTCTGGGCGACCGTGAACGGCTGGCTGCCCTTGATGACACGGTACTTAGGCTCTCCGCGCATGGTGCGGATGTTAACCCGGCGCAGCTCTCTGGGGCGCGGAAAGCAGGGGATGACAATCCCGGCAGGGATGATGATCTTGCTCTGCTTGCCGCCGTCGCCAATGCCATCCATGCCCCATGCTGAAGCCATGCGGTAGGAGGGCTGGTAGTCCTCGCCGCGCACGCGCTCGCCGAGGTGGACACCAAGGCGGTGCTGCTTGATCAGCTCCAATGTCACGCCGCGCTGGGCCAGCCACGCCAAGGCGGATGAGCGGGCGAGTAGGGCCTCGTGGCAAGCGGCGATCAGCTTTTCAGCATGTTCAATCCACGCCTCGGAGCGAGAGACGTACTCCGGCCAAGCATCCGGCTGCGGATGCCAAGCCGTGGACGCGGAGGACGGCGCGGGCAGCGGCGGCAGGCCGGGAACAGGGCGTTTCCGGCGCGGCTTGCTGCCGGGCTGCTGGCTGTCTTCAAGTTCCGCTCCGCAGGCCTCGGCGGCCTGCGGAAAGGTGAGGCCGTTGACCTCCATCTGCCATGTTATTGCGTCGCCTTTTTTGTCGCAAGCCCAGCAGTGATAGTATCCAAGTGCTGGACATCTTGAGCTTTTTGCCGTCAGCAGAATTTGAAACGCACGGTCTGAGGCGCAGAATGGGCAGGCTCCGTCGCGGCGGGCAGAACCGACAGAGATAGATTTGTAGCCTGCGTCGGCGTGGAGTTTGAAGAGGTGGGTCATGGTTGCGCTCCTTGGCATGATGTTATGATGTTTTACCCCTATATGTTTTCGCGCATATGAGATTCAAAAATAGTTTTTTTAAAAAAAAACAAAAAAAGAATCTACGCCGGAAAAGCAGGTGTGACAAAAAAACATCATAACATCATGGCCGGTCATGGGTTATCCTATTTCGTTTGGATATCAGTTTCACTGATATTTATTCCATAAAACCAAATCTTTCCGCCTACATTCTCCGGGGGAAAACCCTTGGAGCGCATCAGCCGCGTGAACATGTGCGAGGTCATCGCCTTGCGGCCAGTGAGCTTTCCATACCAATCAGAGTAGTTGCGATAGACATCCGTCCGGTCAATCCGCCAGTTGGGATTTGCGGCGCGGTCAATATGCGTAACCCGCGCTTCAATCCAAGGGGCCAACTCGTCGATTTCATGGAAAAACTCTTTCGTCTGCATGGAAACCTTGAGTGGCACCCGGAGCTGGCGGTTGCCTGCCATCCAGTCCTGCCAGCCCTCAATCAGCAGATTGAGGATGCCTGGCAAGTCTTCTTTGGTCTGCGCCTCAAGATCAACATCCCGTTTTTTCTGCCATTTGTTGTTCTTGTCAGGGTCATCAACGAATGAGTATGGAAACGGAACGAGGCTCATGCGGAGCTGCGTCCCCGCATCAGAATGAGAGATCAACGGCGGATCGTTGGTTGTCAGCATTACCAAGGCGATGATGGGCCGCTGGCCGTATTTGCTGCTGTGCAGGTCGCGCCCGTTTGCTGTGCCGCCTCCTGTCAGTTCTTTGTATTTTTTGACCGACAGCACCCCGCCCTTTTCGATTTCGCGCATGATGACCAGCCGCAGGGCTGGAAGAGAAAGAATCAGCGGGTTGGCCGAGGTCGCACTCCGTGCAATCTGCTCTCGCATCAGCAGCGCGGAGTCATGCTCCATCGCATAGGTGCCAAACACCGCCATCATCGGCTTATTGATGACAACGTCCTTGCCGTTCTGCGCCCCCTCGCCGTACAGGATCGGGCCATGCCGCAACAGGTCTCCTTTGCCCGCCAAGGCCGCTCCCAGCAGCCGCAGCAGGAAATCCGCCTGCGATCTCTCTGGCGGCGTGTCGGCATCATCGCCGCAGATTTCCCGGAGAGCGGCCAGCCACTTCGTGTTCCGCGTACCGCGAACATAATCGCAGCCCAGCTTTTTTTGCAGCAGCAAGTCCGGCGACGGCTCCACCTCGGTGATCAGACCTTCCTTGCCGAAGCGCAATACGGTGTTTTGGCAGCACAAATAAGACGTGTCCGCGTCGAACATGTCACTGGTCACGCGGCGCGTGTTGATCGACGTGGCGGCCACGGCCAGCAGATTGTTCCGGCCCGCAGCCTCGCGGTACTTGTTGATTTCTTTGGTCATCTGCGAGATCAGCCGCTTCTGCGCTTTGACCTCGCTGATCTTGATGCCGAGTTCTTGCTCCTGCTCTGCCAGCTCTTCGGCGGCAGCGGCCAAGGCGTTTTTGCGCCGCGAAATATCGTCAGATGAGTCCTCATTGACATTTTTGGCGGCCAGTCTGTAGCCCTGCTTGAGGTCTTTCTCCGCCATCTTGACCGCTTCCCGCGCCGCAGCGACTGGAACTTTGAGGTCATCAACCTCAGCTTGGAGCTGCTCCATCAGCAGCTCCTCGGCCTGCACGAGTAGGTCGAGATTGTCAGTCACCCGGATGTCGATCAGAGACAAAACCGTATTGCCTTCATCCTCCTCCCAGTTGGGGCCGACGTAGCGCATCCACTTGCCCTTATCGGTGTTGTAAGCAACGTCATTGCTTATCATGTTGAAATAATAAGCTAATCCAACGTGCTTGTAGGACATGCAGATGCGCAGGACGGCGGCGTGATCTTGCCCTGCAATTTCGGTGGCGAGCCTGAGCTGGTCGTGTTGTTCTGCCATTTTTGATCCTCAAAAAAAATAGGAAAATGGCCGGAGAAATGCAGGTTTAGCATTGCGCATCCACCTGATAATTGATATACTATGGATGCTTGTTTCATCCAAAGTTTTTCTCCAAGCCTCAGGCCCGGCACTCCCCACGAGTGCCGGGCCTTTTTTTATTTTGCCGGGTTGGGGCGGTTGTGTCAATGCTTTTGTCATAATTGGCCATCAGTCCATTTTTCCAGTGGAATAATATTTTTTTGCGCGGTAAAAACGATCAAAATTTTTTC